TATGAAGTTTTGGATGCGACGGGATATTTAACGGGAAACTCGATCGACTGATAGATATTCCCAGCTTTTGCATCGATCGCGCAAGTTAAATTTGAGTCAAACCACATTTCGAGCGTTCCGTCATTCCACTTACGATATTTCCCATTGGGATTGTTACCTTCCTCGACAATGTAGTTTTTAGTTTTCAATGTCTTATCACGTAACTCCGACAAATATTTATTTATCGTAGACATGTCGTCCATCATCGGAGGTATGATATCGACGCCCGTAACATTTATCCCATCCAAATTAATTACAAATACCGGACAATACACTTCTGCATCACCCGCCTGAATATCTCCATCCGTTACCGGCATACTAGGCACTGCCGGATTACTTGCCGCTGGCGTACCCTGCACAACCGCCCATTCTCCTGACTCAATGTTTCGTGACGAGTCATATGTATATTTGACTGCAATCACATCTTTTCTCTTCATTCCTTGATTACCATTGTTGATAGTTACCTCATCGTAAACCCCAACTTTAACAGTAAAGAGAGCACCCTGAAACATCAGCGCGCCATCTTTGATACGGATTTTATTTGAGCTCTGCACTTCCGGTGTCAGCATACTTCCCGTATTAAGGATACAGGCATTCTCCCCAAAAATACCCTGTTGAAGCTGCCGAACCTGCTGTGATGTGATGTGCGGCTTCCCCGATCTTCCTGTTACTAATTCCATAATTAATCATCTCCTTCTACTTTATATTCAAGAGAGGTCTTTCCTCCCGCTACCCGGTAAATCTTTTTTGCAATCGGCTTTGCCGCATACATCCCCGTGCCGTAATCACGCCCGCCGATAATATCCCCAATCTCAACATTCATTTTTAACTGCTCAACATTCATTTCAAAAATAGTTCTGTTCATAAGCTTCGCCAGCTTTTCTCTTCCTTTTTCTTCCAACTCATCACGCTCTGCTGACGTATTTTCATATACCCCACAAACTTCCCTGATTCCTGTATAAAACAAATCTCTGCCAATACTGCCGTCCTCCTGGACGTACAGATCAATCACCTGCCGATCCTGCAATTCGCCTTTTCCAAGGCAAATCAAATGATTGATACCGTTTTTATTTTCATCAAATGTAAAGTTCAACCTGCTGTCCTGTGACAGTTCAATTTTTTCCGAGTAGTCCTCAATCGGTACTGCCGACAATTCCACGTATCCGGGTTGCCCTCTCTCCTGCTGTACATACCGTATCTGTAACCGATACCCGACACTTTTTAACATCTTTGTGAGACCCGCCAGTAAAGTACAGTACCTATCAAATTGATAATCAGTTACAAATATTCCCGTATCACTTCGGGACACAACAAAATAATCACCGAAATGTTCTGCGATCAGACCATCTAACACCACACTCAGTTCACCGGATACTTTCTTATAATCTTGCCCGGTGGGGGGACGAATGATTTTCTTTTCCAACATTCCTCTCCACGTCCTGCCAAATAAAGATATTGTGCTGTCTGTCGTGTTTATCTTCTTCCTCCCGATAATACCGCCAAACTCTGTATCATTGATGTAAAACACATTCCCATACTTATATCGGTCATCCCACTGATCGCGCCGAATCTTGATTTCATAGTCGTTTTCATCCGATCCAATCGCCATATCAATTTCCGCTCCCATCACTGGACGGATATCCCGGAAATTCTGATCCGCAAGGATCAACTGCCTTTCGTCTTGCATTTCGGCTCGCTCCTTTCGCAGTATAATTTAAGATCGAAGCCGAAACTTCCTGGCCAAACAACACGGATATTTCCCGGCGCAATCAGATCGAATACTGACTGTTGCTTTGCTCGGGAATCATAAATATCCTGTCGGACTCCATCCGACCTATATTTAACAATCGTATTATTCCGGCTATTGATCTGCATGTAATCATTCTCGTCCAGAGATGTATAAACTTGATACGGATGTCCATTAATTAAGATCATCGGATCTGTCACAGGCCCGAAAACCGTCAGAAGAAATTCGCAGGGGGCAAAATGATCTACTGTCCAAATCAAATCACTGCCATATGGCATTGTGTAATCATAGTTAAAATCATACTCATAATCTAAATGCCCCTCTGGATCATCCCCCGATATAATCTGCTGGAAAGATCTTGATACCTCGTGAATCCAAAACGGATGATCCGTCACAACGGTAAGATTTTTAACCTGTATCGGAACACCCATAAACGCATCCGTTTTTATATCGCCGGATATATAGCAGGACAAATACTGATCTCCAATATACAGCCGCCCCGGTTTGTGGTTTATGATGTCTTTTACAACGATGCTGTGGAAATTATTCAGGATGTCCGCAAATTCCTCATCTGAATCCGCGGTTACAGTAACCGTAATGGGATATGTGGCCATTTCTCTTGTAAATGACGTTATTTTCCCATTATCTGTATCTGCATCCCATGAATAGTTGAATAACTCTTGATACTTCAGAATCACATTTTCAGAGTCGAGGAGAATCTTTTCGTTTAAATGATTAATGTAATACACATCCATTTACAGAATCCCCCTTTCTCGCAAATGCTCATCCATAATTCTGCCGAGTTCCCTGCTGCCCACTGATAAAGTAAGTTCCCTGACCGCAGATTTCATACACTTTTCCATCTTATTGTAATCAATCCCCGGATCGTTACTATACGCCTTGTTCTCCTCTGCTGTCAGGACACGCTCTCCTTTGTGCAACACTGCCTGATATCCGTCGTAAGGTACGTTATCAAGTCCGTTATAGTGAGAATATCCCTGCGCTGCTGAAATCGCAGCGTTAATGCCACTTGTTATTGCGTTCGTTGCTAATGTGATCGACAGTGTCCTCGCTCTCGTGGCGTTGTTCGCTTCCTCATCAATCGCCCGTAAATCTGCGATTGTTCCGTCTTTATTAACCTTTACCTCACAAGGTGTTCCGTTTAAAATCGCAATTCCTTCCCGCGTGCCGTCTGCCGACTTTTTAATGTCCGACAAGGAGCTCACAACATCCCCATTCGCATTGACGAGTTCACCGTTCTTCTCTTTCAGTCCATCTAAGGATGTTCCCAGCATCTCAAAAGACCCTTTTCCGCTCAGTGCCATCTCCATCGTCGCAGCTTGGATTTCTTGCGAATATCCAACAAGTGTTCCAGATGCTTCGTTGTAGAGACCGACAATCTTCCCTGTTGCCTGATCATAATTGACCACGATATCCTCATTTGTGCCTTTTTCCATGTTATATAGGGTATAACATCCTGACTCTGTAATTTGCTCTAACCCCGCATACCTTTCCTGTACCTTTTGCAGATATTCAGCATTCCTTTCCTCCTCTCCTGTGAGGATCTGACCATTCAAGTCGCTGATTCCCTCCAGTAATTTCGGGTTGTATTCTTCGATAATTCGTAGATATTCGTCGTAAAGGTCACGCTGTTCTGTAATCTTTTTCTGCTTATCCTGCTCTAAATTTGCGATCTGTTCTTCATAATACGCCCGATCTTCTTCCTTGCATGTGCTAAGTTTACTCTGCAGTAGCTGTATTTCTGTGTCGTAGGCCGCTTGAATCTGTACGATTTCATCATCTCTGATCTTCGCTTTCTCTTGTAAAAGTTCCGATGCACTTTCAAGATCCATCGTTCGCACTCGAGCAGCAAACTCATTTTTTGCATAAAGGATTTCCTGCTCTGTTCCTCCCAGCGCTTCCAACTCAATCTGACGTATCCGTTCGTTTTTACTTTGGATGTCTGCAATTTCCTGCTCATTCAACTGTCGTTTTTCATTCGCTGCGTTTTGCTGGATCGCAAGAATTTCACCTTGTAACGTCTGTACTTCACTAATCTGCGCATCACTTGATTGCGACAACAGTTCCAGTACTTTCTGTTCGCTTTCATCAATCACCTGATCATCTGCGATGAACAGGTCTTTCAGTCCGCTTTGCGCCTCCTCTTTCCTGTTTTCGATCGTCGAGATTACTTCGTCACATATACCATTGACCCGTTTCGTAAACCCATCGGTTTCCTCCTGTGTCATGATTCCGTCAAATCCGATCTCGTGCAAGTACACACTGAATTCTTGGACCTTTTTCGTAGATTCTTCCACGGCTTCCTGAAATTCAGGACTTAACTCATCGCTGAATTCTTTATGTACATACCCCATTTCTTCCAGTTCATCTTTCGTGTACCTTGTAACTCCCTGCAGATCTGCCAGTGCTTCTTCCAGCCATGACATTTCCTCTCTCGATTTAAGGACTGTGGAATTGAGCACATCGCTTTGCTCATGAAGAGCATATACTCCGGCGCCAACCGCTGCTAAACCTGCCGCAAGGGGTGCACATGTTCCCAGAGCGCCTGTAAAGCTTTTTGCAAGCACAGATCCTCCTATGCCTGCCGCCTCTTGTGCGTCACCGAAAGCGCTAAGTGCTTTTGTGACTGCTCCTATTCCTGTCTTTAACTTAGTATAGGTTTGAATCCCACCGCCGATTAGTTTTAACGCCGGACCTGCTGCCGCAAGAGTGATTCCCCACTGCACCACATTCTCTTTCTGCTCATCTGTTAATTCGGAAAATGCTTCTGCCGCATCCCCTAATATATCAGACGCTTTCTCGATTACCGGAACAAACGCTGCACCAAAATGTACTCCTTCGTTCCGAAGTTCATTCAATGCGCCTTTTAACTGTTCTGCCGGAGTCGCATCTATTTTTTCAAACGCCTTTTGTGTCGCCCCTGCGCTTGTCTCCATTCCCCGCAGCATTTCGTTGTATTCTTCGCCGTTGTTTTTATACAGCACCAATGCCGCCGATCCTGCTTCCACAGAGCCAAACATATCTTTCAAAGTCTTATCGTTCTTTTGTGCCTCTACATTTAACAGACTCAAAATCTCTGTTGTAGACGTCCCCTCTTTTTTCAGATCTGCAAAACCTTTTCCTGTCAGATCCCGCAGCGTTATGTCCGCAATACTTCCGCTTTTTGACAACTCTGACAGCATTGCTTTTAAGTACGTTCCCGATTCCGCTGTTGCCACACCGTTTTTCGTAAGCTGTGCATAAGATGCACTCAATTCCTCAATGCTGAAATTCGACGCATTTGCAACCGGGATCACTGTTCCCATGCTTGACGCCAGTTCGTCCACCGTTGTTTTACCCAAATTCTGCGTTGTGATCAATAAATCGGATACTCTCGTGGCATCACTCGCTTCTAGTCCATACGCATTAATCGCCGTCGTAAGGACGTCTACTGCTTTCGCCCCGTCTGTAAAACCGCCTTTTGCAAGTTTCATCGCATCCGTCGTGAACTGGATCGCTTCTTTTTGATCCACTCCCGCAGAGATTGAAGAATAGACAGCTTCTGAAAATTCATCCACCGCCACCTTCGTTTCGCTACTTGCATCAAGAAGCTCATTTTTGTACTGTGCAAAATCTACGACATTTGAATCCAGAAGTGTACTTACTTTTACAAAGCTGCTCTCAAAATCAACCGCCATTTTTGTCGTTGCAGCGCCTACGCCCACGATCGGAAGTGTCAAGCCTTTCGTCAACAGATCACCTGCTTTAGAAAAATTTTTTCCGACTTTCGCCGTCGTTTCCATCACCTTACTGATCCGCTTTGCTTCGCTTGTGCCGATCGCAGACGCTTTCTCCATGTCGTTTTTAAAATTTTCAATATCGACTTTAATCTCTGTTAAAAGAGGGGCTAATTTTATGCTTCCTGCCATTTCTGTCTCCCTCCCGTAAATTTATGGATCGCATCCTCATCCGCTTCCGTCTGCTGCAATCTCCACAAATTTTTCAAAATTTCTCTTCCGTCTTTAGAAGATTGATAGCTTGCAATCCAACTTTCCCGATTTAGGAGCAAGAAAAAAGAATAAGGCAACTCCAAGACCTCACGGAAATTCAGTCCTGTATACTGACTTATTCTTTTTATAATTCCTGTTTTTAGGTTGTATGCTCTTTCCCAGTTCTCTGTCGGGAAATACTTTTCGCAGATTGCTTTTCCGATTTCTCCTTCCGGAACTGGGATTCGGAGTTTGGGTCTGTATCTGCTTTCAGCCGCAGCGCTGATACTTCCGCAATCAAACGGATAACTGCTTCTAGCGGGAGTTTTTTTATCTCATCCGCCGTAAACTCCCTGCCCTGCCTGTTATGATTTATCAGGAGCAAGCATGCATCGATCCGTTTTTCATATACATTGTCTTCGGACATATCCGCCTCTAACTGATCCATTTCTAAAATCATTCCGACTGTCGGCTCGAATACATCATATTCTTTCCCAAACAGCTTTATTTTCACGGAATTGTTCATGTATTGATCTAAATCTAACACCTTATTGCGCCCTCCTATGCCGCGACAATCGCCGCCGCTTCTTCTTCCGTAAGTTCTTCTTCAAAACTTGCAAGGAAACCTTTTACTTTCTTGATCGCTGTTAATTCTGCATCGATCGTTACTTCTTTGTTCTCCCACGCGATTGCAAATCCCGATCCGCCCTGGCCGATCATCGTAAAACGAATCTTTTTCCCGTTCTCCTTTGTGTGTACTGCCCTAAGCAAAACTGTTTTTAATGCCTTTCCATCCCCGGTAAAAATCAGATCTTTTTTCTTTCCTGCCTTATCTTCCGTGTAGACTCCGGTGGATAAGAGAGACATATTCGCAAGATTCCACGATAAAACTCCCGTCTTTGCCGAGATCGCCTCTTCTGTGATCGCAGACTTTACAATCTGTCCATACTGATTTTTCACATCGTATTTTGTCGGCTTATAATTTACGGTAAACCCAGAAGAGCAATGCCCGACATCATGTTCTTCTGTTTCAATGGTCGCGTGTTCCGGGATCTCTGTTCCGGTAAATTCATACATATACACATCACACGCTCCGATTAAAATTTCGTCATTGTTTTTCATTACGTTTCCTCCAATCAATGATAAAATACAGGGTATCTTCAAACATTTGACACCCATCATTAAATATTGTTCCTCCACCTGCTATACCAGAATGAAAACGGATATTCCCGGTTGTAATATAAGGATCATCTTCTTCCATATCGAGCAGATCTTTCAATTTCACTTCTGTATCTTTGCAAGTATCATAATCCCGGTGCATGATCTTTAACTCAAGCTGACTCTGCTTTACATGTCCGCCGGATATCGGGGTAAATGTATAAACTACACTTACATCGTCTAACACTGTTGTAAATACCGGATATAATTTGCCCAACAGTTTCGGGATCTCCGTTTCGATATAGTTTTTAATGCTAATCTCCATATCAACCTCCGAGTATTTTCTCAATCTGTGCCGCATTGTAGATAATGGCGTATGACAAAAACGGTTTTGGTCTCTGTCCTACCGTAAAATGCATCCCTTTGTATTTTCCTGCTTTCACTTCATACACCCACGGCGTCTTTCTTCCGTCTCCGTTTACAGCGTAAATACCTGTGCCGTTGTGCACATAGGGGGCATATTCCAAATTACTCCCAATCCTGCCGATAATTTCGCTTGCCGTGATTTCCGTCTCACTTGTAATCGACGCCCTAAGATGACCTTGATCGACCGGACAAAGCTGGCGCGCCTCACCTTCCACTACAAGACACGCCTGCGACACTTTCTTCTCCATGTCCAAAGTAATCTTTGCCGTTGCATCCCGGATACTTTGAACAAAATCGTCATTATCTGCCATCACTCCACCACCTTCAACAGAAGATTCGTCATGCGTCCCTGCGGATTACAATCTATAATTCGATAGACAACGTCGTCTTTTACAAGGCGGTATCCCTCTGCTTTGATACTTTTACAGCGCGTCAGCCCTATATGTGTCGATTCCAAATAGGTCGCAGATGCAGCCACCTTCATATCATTTTTCTTGTAAACGGCAGCTTTTACCCCGCCCATGTCAATCCATTTCTGTTTTTCTGCCCCGGATGGAGTTCTGACAGTTTCTTCTTTCTGCAGCCGATACGATTTCATATCTCTGTTAATTGACATATCTATCACCTCGGTAATCTTCTATATCTTCTGATCGTTCGCTTTACCTGATCCGGCAAAGCATCCATATATGTCGTACTTCCGCCGAAGCTTTGGGATTCGCTTGCAATTCCCTCAACTCCGTCTTTGTTAAAACGGATCAGCGTCAGTTCTTTTACAGCCGGAATTACCCCTTCCGGCAGTGACTCTTCATCCTCATAATTTAAGTAACTCCGCATGTCGATGATGCTGTCGTGGATCATGTCTTCCAAAAGCTCCCAGTCTTGTTCAGACATTCCCGGACGCTTCAACAATTCCTTTAAAATCTTTTTTTCCATTCTTCATCACCTCAAAAAGAGAGGGATTACTCCCCCTCTAGGCTGATACCTCTTTTGTGTTTACCGGACTCTTTGTATCGTTTGTGATCTTGACGTTGATCGGATCTGCATCTGCCGCTGTTCCGACTTCAAAATATAATGCTGCACTTGCATCGTCACGGAGTACTTTATCGCCGTACACACAAAGTCCACGGATTCCGTCTGCAAATTTATTCTGCAGACGCATCGCTTCTACTTCATTGATCTGTTTCGCCGCACCGATCGCGGATTTATGGTTTGCAATAATGACGTTTGCCGGAAGTTCCTCGGAACACATCACCTGCATGCCGTTGATTGTCTGACCTTCTACCACTCCATTTTCCAACACTTTCGGGTTTGCCGTGAAGCGCTTATCTTTGGACAGTAATCCGAGATAGTCCGCATTTACCGTCACGAAACGGTTGACTTTCGGAACTTTCTTCTTGGAGAGCATCGTTCCAAGATCTACGATGTAATCATATGCGCTTGCCGCAGTTACTTTCTTCTTCGCAGAGGAACTTCCGATCAGAAGTTTTGTCCCTGCCAACAGCGCCGCGAAAAAGTCTTTGTCGTACGTCTCTGCAAGAACCGCCGCATGTTCTTTCGTTGTCGCCGACAAAAGATCTGCTTTTAACTGCACCTTATCCACATCATCCAGCGCAAACGCAAAATATTTCTTCTTGTCAAATACCATTTCTACCGGAGTCGTGTCGATATCATCCCAGTCCACACTTCCCGAGTAATCTTTCAGTGTTCCCCCTGCAACCCGGTTAAAAATAACTTTCTGCCCTTTAATTTCTGTCGGTTTTGTTGCCAATACGTCCGCAATCGATACGGAATGGAAGTTCGCGAGAAGCGCTCCCTCCCAAAGGGTAGGTTTAAAATTATCTGCTGCCATATTCTTTCATCCTCTCTCTTTCTTATTCTTTCGCCATCGCCGCAAACTGTACCGCCACTTCTTCGGCTGTCATGCTGTCGGCGTTTTGCACAAGTGTATCAAATGCCGTTACCCCTGAACCACCTCCGTCAGGGTTTGCCGGATTTCTTCCCGACAAAACAGGATTAAACAGATCCTTATAGCTTTCCTTCAAGCCTTTCATCTGCTCGTCCAGTCCTGAAACTGTTCCATCATCCGAAACGATCAGTTTTTCACGGTCAATTTTCCCTGCCAGCAATTCCGCGTGTTTCGCATTGTTATCCGCAAGCGCCTTATTGATTGCCGCATCGATCTTCATGCCTTTAATCTCTTTCTCATGGTCAGCTTTTAACTGCTTGATTGTCCCTTCGTGCGTTTTGATCGTCTTCTGAAGCTCCTCGTTATCGGCATTGTTCTTTTTCAGATCCCCGATTGTCTTATTTGCAGTCTCAAGCTCCTTTACCTTTCCGTTATACTGCTCTTTCGGAATGATATGCTTTGGTGCTTCCTCATTCACCTTTTTCATGGTAGCCTCTACATCCAGCTTCCCATCTGCCCCATAAACCGCATTTGATAAAATTTTCTGTAACCACTCCATTTTTCTTTACCTCCATAGATTTTTATACCGGCTCTCCCGGTACTGGGATGTACCGTTGTTCTTTATACCCTGCAACCTATAAAAAAGGGTAGAAAAATAGCACCCTTACGGATGCTTCGTGTGCTCTGTAACCCGGAGCTGGGAGATATTCAGGATCACCTTATCCTTTCTTTACAACCGCCTTTTTCGCAGGCTTTGCTTTTACCAACGCCATTTTTGCGTCGTTACTTGCCGTAGACAACTCTTTGAACCGCTCATCTGTCAGTTCCAGTTCATCTCCAACTGTGACTTTCCTCTTCAGCTGCTTGTCATAATAACTTTTAACGCATACTGCTTTCATGGCACTTCCTCCTTTCCTGCTTTCTGAATATAAGAAGACCACCAATCGTATTCGACCGGTGGTATCTAATCTACAAATTCTGTTAATGGTTTCTTGATTCTGATTGCTTTTTTAATATCTCTTACATACTCATCGTACTCATCGGCTTCATATTCAAGCTCCATATGCCCGAATGGATACCCACCGAACAACTTATAGTACTCTTCATTCAATTTTTTCAATTCCTCTGTTGTCTTTCCATACCACATTATTTTATCAACCTTTCAATCCTTCCACTCACCTCATCGTATGAATTCGGAAATAATGATTTAAACATATCCAAAACCTCTGGATTTCCCCCGTACAAAGCACGCCCAAATTGTGCGAAACTTTCTGCTTCTACTCTTCCAGTCTTTTTCCAATATTCTTTATCGTGCCAATATCCAAGATTTATTTCCCCGCTAGACATTCCGTTTAAAATATCCGAAATGCCTCGATACTCTTCCTTCAACGCCAATTTCTCGGTATCTTTCCTGAATGCTTTTGGATACCTTGAGTATAACATTTCTTCAATGGATTTTCCATAACCTTTCGCAAGGTTCTGCAGCTTATTGTAATCAGATATAACAGATTTACTTAACAATCCATTTTCAATTAACCCATAAGCATCATCTATTTCATGGAATAGTTCATGCGCTAATGTATCAACCTTTGCATTTTTCGCTAGATACACTGTCTTTTCACTAGCCGAATATTTAGACTTTCTTCCTTTTGCCCTTTTTATAGTAGTCCTTTCCAACGATTGGGTTAATAATGTTCTTACACGAATATCATTTATATTTTTAACTTTCTGTTCAAACATCTTTCTCTGTTTTGATATCCCAGTAATACGCTCTACTATTTTCTGTCCGATATCCGATTCTAACTCGTCAGGATGATTTTTCTCATATGCCGCAATCAATTTCTCATCCGTAACCGGAATGATCGTACACCGGCAATTCGCATGCAGCGGAACGTGAACACACTCCTCGATCGGATAGACCTTTTCGTGATATCCACCGCAGATATCGCAGGTTCTTTCATCTTTTGCTGCTAAAATCTGCACATACTTAACATCTGCGTCTTTATAACGCTGCAAGGTCGCATCGTTCAAATAATGCATCGTTTCCGTTCGGACAAGCCTGTGGCATTCATTAAATCCCTGCCCCATACGGTTATGAAGCATGATCGCGATTTCAACCGCCGTTTTTCCCTGCTGCAATCCAGTAAGCAGGATATCATTCAGACTAACTGCCAATTTCTTTTGATTCTTCCAGAGTCTTCCCGAAAAGTTATCCCCTCGCCACGGTGTTTCCATCAGCTTCTCCATCAGTTTCTTATTCGGCATTGAAAAATCAAGATCTCCCATGCCTGCCGCGGTATCCGCATACACTTTTTTGAATCCATCCTGCATGTTTTTCTTTGCAAATGCTTCCGTTGAATGTCCAAGATCCTCTATGATCTTTTCAAACTTTCCGTTCAATTCTGTGAGACGGTTCTGTTTATGCATATCAGAAAGAGAAAGAACCCCATCCTTGCTGTACTTCTCTGCCAGCCGATAGAGTTCATCTTTTACGCTTTCGCTCGCATCGATATAAAACTCCAACAGTTCCCGGTTCTTTTCTTCCAGTGAGTTGTAAGTTTTCCACGTTTCCGACGCAAGTCTCTTTTCCCAGTATTCGCTATTCTTCTCCATTTCCTTCATCCTTTACAATCGGCGCTTGATCCCACGACGGACTATATGCTTCCTTTTGCCTTTTCAACGCTTCCAGTTCTTCTTCCACATCAGACACAAAAGGATGGTGCGCGATCAGTGTTTCATCTGATACGATTCCTTGGGAATTGCTGCAATTTTGAATCTGCTCCGCCTCGTTTATCGCCATATCTCTGTTAAAGACCAACTCTACATCAATCTTTTCGTAATCTCCCTGTCCGGAAATCTGCAAATACAGATCCACAAAATACAATAGCATTTCAAACCCTCTGCTGAACTCCGTTTCCATAAGGTTGCATTTAAGGTCAAGACTGCTGTACATGAATTTCAAAGCCACGCCAGACGGCGCTGATCCGAATTTGTCCAAGTCTTTATTTACCGATTGCCCACTCTCTACAATATCGCGGTTTAACTGCTCGTAGTGCTCTCGCAATGCAGTAATATCCATTTGTGGCGTAAGCGTATCGACGCCTCCATCTTCTGCGTCGTCGATCAAAATTGCTCTGTCTTCATTGAGCTGTTTTATAAAATCTGATAGATTTTGACCTCCATACCCCTTTAAGACAAATATCAGGTTTTTGACCTCATCCATATAGTTCGCCGCTTCACTGCGCCCTAAATCATAGCCATCAATTAAGCTCTTTACAAATTTGACGTCCGGCATTTCGATCTGATTGTTTTTAAACGGAATGAATGGCACCTTCCCCCACGTTTTCCACTCCTCTACACTTTTATAATGCGCTACGGGTCCGCCTGCATCCATACTTTTATCATTGTCGTAGACGAGCATTTGTCCTTCTAAACGGTAATATTTTACGCCGTCCTTTGTCCAAATTTCTACATTCGTAATCTCTTTCTCTTGGTTATACTGCCATACCGTCGTATTGTATACCCGGATCATGGCATCCAGTTCTGTATGGCTTCTGTCCGACCAGTACGGAATGCACTGCTCCGCCGGGATCACGATTGTTTTCAACTCTCCTTCCGGATCAAGATATACATGCAACCATCCGATCCCTTTGTTTGACGCCTCATATCCGAGTTGTGTAAGTTGATACTGAAAGTGTTTCCCAAGCACATCTTTGACCTTTTCGACATAAGTGTCGTTTTTATCTGTTCCGTCTGTTTTATATGTAACCGGCTTAGTAAGCAAGTATGCAATTTTCTCATCTACCTGAATTTTATACTTCGCATGGGCAAGTTTATTGTTCGCCCTCCATGTCTCTTCCTCTTTATGCCCGTCTACTTTCCTTGTAATTTTTCGGTTCTTAATATCGTTATCCGCCTGATAGTACCGTTCCCCCTCTTGCATCAACTTATATTTTCCCGAAGCTTTAAATTTCTCTATCATACTTACAACTCTGTTGTCCGTAAGTACGTTGCTCTCTGTTGCCGCTGCCATTCCCGCTTTCACGCCCTTTCTGATTTTGTTCCATAATTCTTTTATTTTCACCTTGTCACCTCGTTCCAAGTGTTCTTAATCCGCCGCCTTTTAAGTCCGAAACCTCGTAATCGTCTAGAGCGTACCATATTGCCGATAATGTATGCGGATCGATATTAAATTCATCTTCGATGATCTCGTCATCTTTATCTACCGCAAAGGTCAAATCCTGAAGCTCATCGATCGTATTCGGACAGGCATCGGAGCATACAATCTTTTTAAATCGCTTTACTTTCTTCGTATACATCGCCCTGCTGCCCTTGAACTTCTTACACGCTTTCATTCGGAAGCCTGACTGTTTGTAATATCTTATTGCCTTTGGTTCAGCGCAATCTGCTTTAATCACAATATCCTTCCAGTCTTTCATATCTTCCGCAATCTCCGGGTCTGTTTTATTCCGACTGTAATATTCTCGGTAAATATATAAAATCTTTTCGTCGTGATCCACAATCATCCGAAGCGCAGCATTGTATGATGTAACAAAACCGAAGTCCATACCATTCTTTTCAAGTGGGGTTCTAATTGCTTTAATTTCCTTTTCAACCTGATTTGCAGGCTCTACAACAAACTGCGGGAACACGAGCGATCCATTTACTCCGAACCGCCCTTGCCTTGCCACACGGTACAAATCCGGGTCATGTGTCTGCAAGTCATCCAACTGCTCCACATACTCTTTAGGCACAAAAAAATTGTCGTCAACAGTACTATGATGGTAGTACGTGTTCCCGACAACTACGGTTCGCTCTTTATATAGTTTCTCATCATCTAAAACAAATACTTTCTTCTTTTTGTCCTGAAAGAAATATTTATAACACCAGTTTCCTTTACTGACCGGGTTTGTTGATAGAATGATATGATTGCTTAGAGTCGGATGTCTCAAACGTCCGAGTATCTCCTTGAATCCTGCGTATTTCACTTCTGAACACTCCTCAATCCATACGATGGATACACCGTTCAAAGATTTTAATTTTGCCGGTTTGTCCATCCCTTTAAAAATAATCCTGCTGCCATTACTAAACTTGACCTGCATCGGCGATGATGTAAACGTCAAATAGCCATCAACACCCATAGCTTCAGCGACTTCCTGTAGGAGGTCATAACAAGAGTCTCTGATTGTATCAAAAACCTCTCGGACAACCAAAGCTTTTCGTTTCTCTTCAAGCAATTTTTTAATCAGTTTTACGGCTACATGATAACTCTTGGAGCTGCCATATCCACCGACTAGAAAATAAAATTTATAGTTCCAGTCATCCACAAAATCATAGAAGTGATCATTTAATGCAAAATCAATATTATCCGCCATCTTGCTTCTCGCTCGCTTTCACAAAAGTGATCTGAATCGGCTTTTCTTGTTCCTTATCGGAATTAAATAATCCAAGATGTTTTCCAAGATCCACTAACGCAGACCTTTTGTCGTACATTTTGATTTCTCTTTCTGTTCCGAACTCATTCGGTTTTATTTTAATCGACTGAATACATGCCAAATCATCTTCGGAGGCATCTTCCCTCACGGTTGCTGTTTTCAGATCCACTGCGTCCGTGATCTTTGCAAATGCAATTTTGGCCAACTCCTGAAGTACGCGATCTTGATTAACCCCTGTCCTTCGTGAACGTTCCGCCATTGCTTTCGCGATTGCTTCCGAAATGTTAGGTTTTGTTAAGTTTTCACATCCGATCTCTTTTGCCGTGGCCGGAGAATACCCCGCCCGAATGGCTGCCTGAGTGGCATTCAGGTCAATCAAATATTCTTCTACAAATCTTTTCTGCTTTTTTGTCATCCGGGCTCACCACCTTTCATCCACTTCCGAAATAATACCCACTTTTTTCTAATAATTTTTTATAATTAACTCCCTGTAACGACGTGGGTTAGTTTTCGTTACAAGATTATCCTGCCGATCTACTTCGATCAGATCATATCCTGCGTACAAGTCCCGGATCTCCTGACAGTCATTGTAAGACAGGATAAACTTACCTTTAATCCGGGAAAGCGTATCCCTCAGTCTCACATGATCTTCCGGCTGAAACTTGTCTGGATAATATTTTTCTGCATCGTAATACGGCGGATCGCAATAAAATAATGCCGACTCCCGGTCATACGTTTTTATAAGACGCTCAAAATCGACATTCTCAATTACTACTCTATTCAATCTCTTCGATGCTTCTTGCAAATAGGCGATTGTTTTCTGCATATTCCTCGGTCGCACACCAAACGAATCAAGGTCAGCACCAAAACTTAGTTTTATTCGACAGTAGAACCTCGCTGCTCTCTGTATGTCTGTCATGCCCTGAATCTCATTTTGGGCAACACAGTTGAAAAACTGTTCCCTGGATATCAGCGTCCAGTCCAGCTCTTTTTGTAATGCATCTGGATGATATTTTACACACCGGAACAGATTCACCAGTTCTCCGTTCACATCGTTGTATACTTCCATGTCCGCATGCTTTTCTTTGTCGAACAGTACCCATCCGGCTCCACCAAATACCTCAATGTATCTGTCAAAATTCTTTGGAAACTGTTCCATGATCTTTCTTTTCAGTAGTTTCTTGCCACCGATCCAGCTTATAAAGCTATTCATTTTATCAACCCTCTTTCTGTAATACATCGTGGGTATTATTTCAAGAGGTGAAGCGGAGCACCCGGAATTGAACCGGGACACAGGGCGCTACCCTGCACATCTGCCGTTGATGATATACTCCATTAAATGGACATAAGAAAAACGTCCCGCAAATGCAGGGCGTCTTTACTTGGTTTACGCAAGAGTAGGGGGAAGAGCCGCAGGCGCTTTGCCTTTTGGCTCTAGTATTATTATACATGTGCGTTTTGTGCTTTGTGTGCGTTTTCGAGATAACTATCTATTTTTCTGCTTATGCGACTTCTGTCTAAATGCACTGCCTTAGCCACATCCTTTTGTCTGCGCCCATCTACGAAGCACATTCTGAATATCCGTCTCGTCAGGCTTTCATCAATATTTTCGATAAAAGTCTCGATTTCCTCGCATTCCTGCTCCAGCTGCTCCTTCCGTCGCTGATCCCGACACTGAAGGCGATCATACTTCTCCTTGTCAAATCCTACCACGCCCTGTAGCATGGGGTATCCCTTGCTGTAATCAAAGATTACGTCATTCCCGATCAACCCCTCATCTCTCCATCGGTTTTTGAGTATGTAATCCAGCTCCAGAATCTCATCCTTTTTACTCCGGTATCCCTGGAGCAATTCCTTCGTTATCTCCATCCGCATCACCCCTTAATCCACATCGTCTCTGTAAATATTCCCACGCTGCCTCTCGCCGGATCTGCTGCCCCTGCGCTCGGATCAGCGCGGCAGCACTTGGTTTGTTTGTGTTACTCAATGTATCATCTCCTTTTTCGGTCTGCCTCGTTTCCGTGATCCGTCTTTTCCCGCATCGCTTTCCATTTTTACCTCTCCATTAAAATCAACTTAATTCAACCGATCTAACGGACATTCGCCGCTCTCTCGTTGCATATCACACTCGCCGTAGTCGTCTATCGTATTTCTGTACTCACAATAGTTTTCGCAAATGTCCTCACAAACCTCTTCAATGATCGTTACTGTGCTTTTTGTTTCATCTTTCATCTCCGCTCTCCTTTCACTCAACTCGTGAATGACTTAAACAAACCTAATCTGCCCACTTCCTTCTTCCTCTGTTCGGAAGTTCGGCAACCGTTCTCCAACCTTCAGATACGGGCAGTTTGCTCCTACCAGTTTCTGTGCCATAATCGGCACAACACTGTTCCCAATCCGTGCCACCTGTTTTGTAATCGGATATGATTTCCACCTGTAATCCCGGTCAATGATGTAATCCTTCGGAAAGCCCTGCATCAGTTTCAGTTCTTCCGGTTTTAGCATCCTGAGGAAGATGTCATTCAGGATATACTTTTCCCCCTCAATATCCAACACTACATTCACCAGTCCGAAATGCCCCGGCGATGTTGTAATGGTGTGTAACGGTTCATCGCATTCCTGTCCGATCCCGCTTTTATAGAACTTTGTAATAAATGCAGTTACAAGTCGGTTATGATCCACAGTTGTTATAGTACTACACGGATTACTCAAGTCGCTCCCACAGCCTGCATAATTCCCGCCATATGCCTTGTCCAAATATGAAACAAACAGTTTTCCCCCATCCTTTACAATATATGGTGCAGGATTTTCAATGATATATTTTCGAATTCCGTTTGCAATTCGCTTCATAGTCGCATCTGCCAGTGGCTTCGGTCTATCAAATATAGACCGTCCCAAATCAGACCAGTCTATGTAATCTCCGCATGCCTTCCAGTGTGGTTCTCTATCCTTGAAATGTGTCGGTGCCGGCCAGACAATCTCCCGACCATCCCGCCGGAATATTGCGTACCAACGTTTCCGTGTTGTAGGCGCTCCATAGTCTGCTGCCACAAGCTCCCGGCAGTCAAATACATATCCGAGAGACTTCATGGCTGTTATGAACTTCTGATAATCCTCTCCGCGGCGCTCCTTGATCGGATGTCCGTCTGCGTCAAGCGGGCCCCACTGTTGAATCTCTTCCACGTTTTCCATCAGGATTATATCCGGTAGGATAGCCTTCGTATGCTTATACACGGCCCACGGAAGGATCCTTAGACCTCTCTCACGGGGTTTCCCCCCTTTCGCCTTGCTATGGCTCGTACAGTCCGGCGATGCCCACATAAGAGCCACATGCCGACCTTTCACATATTTTTTCAGATCCACCCTAAAAATATCTTCTGTCAGATGTAATGTATTCGGATGGTTCGTTTTATGCATCAGAATTGCATCCGGATCGTGATTGATTGCAATATCGACCGATCGCCCCAGCGCCATCTCAATTCCTACGCTTGCCCCACCTCCACCGGCAAAGCAGTCTATTATCAAATCTCTCTTCATCTCTCGCAAGAAGCCCGGTATACCATTGCCCCGGCCGGAGGCTGGCTCCTTTCTTTTTTTACTCAGACAAAAACCACCATGTCTTTTGATTTTTACCGTATCCTGTCTGTGCTGTGTCTACACCGATATCTCTCTTTGCTTTATTGAGATCCGCTCTCTTGATCCCTGTAGCATCTGCCATCCTCAATACCTCCGCGCCATCGATCCAACCACCTGCCAATGTCTCTTTCAAAAAACGAACCGCTTTGTCGTAATCGGTCATCTTTAACACCTGTGCACATTCCTTAACATCTTCCTTTACTTTCTCAAGCTGAAGGGTATTTGCATGTACTTTACTCCAAATTTTCTCGATAAGCTCCCCGTACTCTATAATAGCCTGATGGATTTCTCGCATTTCTTTGTGCAGGTTTTCCAGTATCTTGATTTCTCCCTGTGATCCAGTTGCTTCCTCCTGCTTGATCAGACTCCCCTGTTCCAATCCGAGCAGCAAACACATAAGCCGTTCTACCTCCGCTGGCTGATCCGGATTCTTTTCCATCAAGCCGACGAAGTTCTTGTTCTTCGTCATGTCCCTAGATAAATCTGCTTTTGTCTTGCCCTGTTTTTCCAACTCTAGGCAGAGACGATTATAATCAATCGTTACTTTCTCCATTCTTTTGCTGTACCTCCTATCTATTCCCGATCAACTGACTCTCCAATGCATCCATGTCGTACTGCCGCCGCTCAAAATTGTTATTATTTATCTTCTTTCCTTTTCTTACTCCAAAATCTTTTCGCTTCTTTTCTGTCTTATAGAAAGACTTCCATCCGCTAGCTGTTGCCTTCTTCACGATGGCGATCCGCTCCTCTTCATTATCGCTCAAACTCAACAGATCTTCCCTCAATGCCTGAATCTGTTCCTCTTCAATTTCTCCGAAATTCTTCTTGCGGACAAGAAGATACATCTGGAACGCCCGTTCCAGTTCTGAGGAGAACGCTATATTATCTATATTTTTATTTTCTTTTATTTCTAGGGTACTTTCTTCGGAATTATTTTGATTTTCTTCCGAAGAAATTCGATTTTCGTCTGAATTAATTCCATTAAAGGGTGCATTTAATAAAGACTCCCCTTCCTCGGCTTTTCCGAGGAGCCAATACTGATCTGTATAGAGCCGTCTTTTCATGCGCTTTACTGCTATCTCGTAATAGCGACGCTGAATTCCAACAGAGGTGATGATGTTTTTCGTCATGAGGTCATCATCAAGGAGACCTATCTCAGAGCAAAAGTGCACCACTTGCACGACAGCCTTTTGGCTCTTCACCCACTTGTTCCCGATCATCTTTATGATCATTTTCGATAGCTTATCCAAGGGGATCTCTGCGTAGTATCCGTGCTTGTATACGATACAGAGTATACAGTCATACACGGTCACACCCAGTGGACCATACCGATCCAGTAAATCAAAGATTTTATCATCTTCATAAAAATCTATCATCTTCGGAAAGTAAGTCAGACCTTTTTTATTGGGAGCACCACGTCCCATCAAGATCACCTACCTTCCGTTTGTATATTCCTCAACCGTAATATCAAGCCCTTCCACCGCGGAATAGGCTTTCTTCGCGATCGTGAATACGATCTGCGTATCATCGTGATATGCTGCTCCGTTCAGTGCATCTGCAACAACCTTTACAATATTATCAATATCCGGCTTCTTCAATGGTAGAATATCCCCGGAGAGCATCTGCTGCTGGCGTTTTTTCGATGCACTCTTCGGCGGCTCAAACCTTGCTATGATCCGAAGTGTAACCGGTGTTTCCTTTTCAAATCGGATTCCACCGGATGCCTGCATATACATTGTCTTGATCAAATTCTCATACAGCAGATCATTCTCTGGCGTATACGAAACACAATGCTTCAGATGAGCATTGTAAACAGTACGTGCCCTAGCTTTTCCTTGAGGTTTTCCGGGGACCTGAAATGTGACTGACTGCACGCTTCTTCTCCTTTCCTCGGTGCCAGTAACAAAGACCGACACCGATGAGACCACAGTTTACAAGTTACATGTGACATCTATCATAATTCTTAGGAGATAGCGCTATTACGCGATGATCGTCAAATTTTCTTTGCACGCGCTCGGAAGTGCATGCTCAAAATAATCCTTTATCTTAAGCATCGCTGCATGTTTCCACAATCCGTTATCCGCTTCCACAAGCTTAAACATAGGAGCTCCGTTCCCATCATCCTTAACGCGGAATACATAAAGACTGGATGGTTGATCAATTTCGGCGAATGTCCTGTACGGAATTAGACTCACTGGATTCGGCACCTGTACATCGACACGCTGTACGCCAGTCCTGATCGTTGTTTTCTGTGAAATTCCATCATCTGAATAATCTGCTGTTGTTCCCGCCTGAATATTCCCTGCAACCTGCATAATCAATTTCAGGTCATCGTTCTCCACAAAGTTCGCCTGCAGTTCAATTAAAAAGCGTTCCTGATCATAGTAATTATCAAATCTAAACTCGTTTATGATGGCATCACATACAAAGAGAGTTTCCCTGCGGCGCTCCGCAAGAAGACCGGAGTATAATGTCACTTCCTTCTGGTTCCTGATATGTAAGATCATCTTCTCCCGGAGCTCTTCCTTCTTTCCGGTAATGTAGTCCACCATTGCAGAAAGGGTGTTCACATAGATCGGATCTGCCAGATCTTCCCTGCCGTATCTTTTAAGATCCTTATTGCAGTAGGTCTTCCCCGCAATCTCTGTCACGATCGGCTGCATACTCTCTTCTTTCAGTCCATTCACATACTGTAACGCTTCTTTTAATCCTTCAAACATCTTTCTTATCCTCCTTATGCTTCTCTTGCTTTTCTCAGATCTACTACATTACCGCCGGGTGCCTGTCCGACGATTTCTCCGGTGTCCGTATCAACAACTTTCCCGTCGATCTCCTGAACCGGTACGGCGGGCTGCTGTGCCGTCATATCCTCCATAGACATCTGCCCCGGAATCTGGTTCCCAATCTCACCCACCTCAATCTCTCCGCTCTTCAGATCCTTCCGGATGCCGAGAGCAGTCACAGCTCCAAGCGTCGGTGCCAGCGCAGACTTCGTTGTGATGCTGGTCGTAATAAAATCCCTCTGTTCGTTCGGCTTCATGGTGATTGTCACGGTAATCTTCCGAGCTGTCTTCGCCTCTGTATTCGGATCCGCGATGTTTCTCGCCACCGCCTCCATCTCCCGATTGATCTGCTGGGTCAATTCTCCGTTTGAGAACTGTTCAATGTTAATGTGTTTCATAGTGTTTGTCTCCTTTCTTTATGAATTCATATATCTGTCAATTCCATGTGCCAGATCCGTTTTAGAGCCTTCTTTCCATACATCCCAGAAATTAATTGTGCGGGATTGAGGTCTTTCTTTTGCGAGCTCTACCTTGATCTTCAGCGGAATCGGTACCGCATCCCCGATGACCAGCACCTCTCCCGGACTGAATGTAGTCGTGGAATCGATGATATCCTCATTTCCGTCTGGCAGCATGCCTTTGACCATAGATTTATCTGTCTCATTGTTCAGCTTTGAAACAATGAAGTTTGCACACTGCGCCATGATGGTTTTGTTCAGTTCTGAGGGACGCTGGCTTGCTACAAAAAGCGTCATGCCAAACTTTCGCCCCTCTTTTGCGATGTTCTCGAAGATCTCAACCATACGCCGTTCGGAAGCAGAGAGTTGAAAGTTATTCGGTATATAAACATGGGCTTCATCGCACACCAATGTCACCGGTGTAATTTCTCCACCTCTAAACGTCTGCTGCACTCCGTAAATCAGTTTTGTTACCGCCCCGATCACCGCGATGGCAACATCATGTGGCATATTGGAGAGGTCAATATTTTTGACCGGCTTATCATTGCCAAGGATCTGAACCAGCAGTTCTGCCAGATAACTCTGATCAGCATCCCGAAAGAGAAACGCCAGTCTTGCATCATTTTCTTTTGATTCCAATGTACTGATAATGCTATGAAGACGTCCGTTGTATTCGCCTTTTACTTTCTTAGGCAGTCCTGCATTGGCTCCAGTCTTGTAAAACTCTCCTGTCTCCACCTGCTCCTCATTCAGCCCTTTGAGATAGTCAATCAGTTTTTTATAGCTGAAATAAACCGGCTTCCCTTCATTTCCATCGGGACAGATCTGTTTATAACATTTCCGGAGCGCTGCCATGGCAACCGTGGCTGACTCCTCTTTGATCTTCAAAATATTTGAGACCATATCCGAAAATCCGAACATCCAGATTGGAAACGGCATTGCTGAACTAAATGAAATATTCCGGGCATATGACAGCTCCCCGTATTCCCCATGAATGTCAAACATTATAATATTCGCCCCCGGTAGCTTGCTTGTCTCCTCTAGAATCTTGGTCACTGTCTCCGATTTTCCAGAACCGGTATTTCCAACAATGCAGGAATGCCTCTGAAAGAAACGGTTGCCATCTACCCATGCCGGGCAATGATAAACGGCATATTTTCCGATACAGAACCCGCTGTCCGGTCGGCTGATCATCTTTGAAAACTCTTCTCCATCAATCTCACGGGCGGTGATATCTGTTGTAGGATACTGATCCAAAGCCTTACTGAATCTTCCATTATGGACACTCCCAATAATCGAGCACTCCACCACTTTGATGCTTGCCCCTCCCAGTATGAAATCATCATCCGAAATACCTGCTTCTGCATCGTTATCTGTCACTGCCGTCACCATCGTAACCAGCTCTGCTGTCCCATCTGTAATAGAGATTAGGTCATTGATCCTGACATTGCTGAATTCCTGCTGATCCGTCCGGATCTGTACTTTGTCGCTCAAAATTTTAATTAACTTCAACTCTATAATCCCTCCAATAGCTCACTATAATTCCTGATACGAGCTTCCTTAACGCTCTTGCAATAATCACATTTCCCGCAGTATACCGGCTCCTCCTGGCCATATTTCACACGTGCATAATGTTCAATGTTTTGCTCAATCTCACGCAGTGCAATATCAAGCACCGGCTGCGTAATCTGGAAGATATCCAGATCAATCGTCCGCTCTTTCGTAGCTACGGCCAAATAGAACGGCAACTGTTCTCCGGTAACGAGCTCCACACCTTTCTGATAGACAGCTCCCTGCAGGTCATACCGCCACAGAGGAAGGGTCCGGAATTTCTGCACTACTTTCAGATCAGTAATGCAGATTCCGGGAAGATAGCTGTCCATCTTCATCTTCCACGGATACCCAAACAGTTCGAAGGTCATAATCCTTTGCTTTTCTCCCGACATAAACCGCAGGAATGTATCGTCCTGATTTATTCGTGCAATGATTTCATTCGCTTTCTTAAATTCACTGCGTAACTCCTGCTTCTGTGTAAACACGGCTGGATGCTCGTTTATAAACAAGTCTAATGTTCCTTCAAAATAGGAATCTACAAAAGATCCCGTCAGCATGGCACGTGTCATCGCTGGCTTATATTCACCACGAAGCTTCGCCATAGCCATAGCCTCGCATTTCATAAAATCTTTGTATTGCGATACAGAGAAATACTGCTGATCCGTTTCGGGGGAATAGTAATTACTCTGTGTCAGCCTCAGCTTTCTTTGTATTCTCATCATTCTTCACCCCTCGTTTTGCCGTGGAACTTTTTCCGTCCTTCTGCTGATTTGCAAACGGATCTTTTACCTCTCTTTCAGTCTCATTGCCTACAAGTGTCGATAGTTCAAAGACATCCTCACGTTTTGCCATGCCATCTCGCAGGGATGTATAGACTTTCTTTAACCGGACAAGATCTCGCATACTGAACGCTTCTGATTTACAGCCAATGTACTTTTCGATTGCATCCAATGGTACTCCAAACTCATTTTGAAAAATTGCTGCCATATCTCGTACTAGATCAATCAACGGTTTTTTCTCTCCATTTATAAGCGTGTCCTCGCACTGTTTAACTGCTGCTTCAACAACATCACCGGGAATAATCCCCAAAATACATGAACGCAGCCGGCGTGCTCCCTGATTTGCAACCATTTCGTAAACATCTCTCGGATCCGTCAGCGGGACATTTCCCTTCTTTGTTCCGCGAACATGCGGAACACTAAATATTTTGACCTGACGGGTATTTGTCTCCAAATCCCACGCATAGGCCATAACCTGTGACTCCCCATTTTTCTGCTCCAATTCCGTAATTCCAAAATCAATATTTCCCCAGTTCTGCGCCATTGCTTCGGCAAGACGGATAGAGGGCCCGGAAACTTTTGTTCCCCCACGTGGATATTCATACATTGCGCTCTCTGCAAGAGATTTCCTTTTACAAGACTGCATAATCCGGTTAAAGCTTTCTACTTCATCTCTTGGAAAACGCTTTGCGATCACCATAGCGCCCTGCACTTCCTGAGCCTGCCGGCTGATCATCATTTCTGTCTGTGTATTTCGACTTACCATTTCTCCACTCTGTTGTGTTGCTACCTCATACATTGTCCATTTCTCCTTTTCTTCAAATGATTACATTAGGTGTTTGCGAAACGCCACAAGCCGCATAAATACGGCATTTTAACTTTTATAAAGATC